GAGACCGTTCCAAGGAACACCGTTGGTGTACACGCCAGAGTTGTTGGGCTTGTAAAGGACGCCTCGGTCGACACCGGTTTCGTAAAGCCGTTCGCCAGAGCCATCCCAATGGATCTTGGTCATGTTCTATCTCCTCGTTAGAAGTAGAGGTTGTATACGTCGTGATTTAGATTGTCTGCCGCGAAGAATCTCTCGAACACGCAAGCCGGGAGTGCCCCGACCTTTTTGTGAATATCGCTATCAGGGTCTTGGTCGATGACCGTCACCTGGTATCTTGTGAGATTCTTGTAGGGCTTATCGTCTGCGAAATCGGTTTTGATGTCGTAGCGTCGGTAGACGATGCACGGATAGCTCATGCGCACCGTTGGCGGTGGCTGAAAATACACATGCGTAGAGCCTAGAAGTTCGACCAACTTCTGTTGTAGATCAAGCCGTTGGCCCATTGTAAACGCTCCCAAGGCTAAGGATGAGCCGGGGGCTCCGGACCTCGACCGAAGTCACAGTCCAGAGCACCCCTTCCCATCGAACGTACTTGATCTCGAAGAAGTGACTGTTGGCGTGGTCGTCAGCAATAACGCTGATCGAGTTCCCCACAGAAAGATCGTTGTTTAGATTCTCGCCCGATTCAAGTCTACGAGTGTTGCGAACAACATCTCCGGTATAGACTCGCTCAGTGATCTCATCGACCCAGATCCCTGAGTTAGTCGGAACCTCGACCGATACTCCATAGCCGATTTCGCCACGGAATCTCGCCATGTCACTCCTTAAGGTCAGCCGACCGGGTTCTCAAACTCCCAGTAGTCGTCATCGCTGGTCTCGAAGTAGTAGCCAGCTGCAGGCGTAGCCGAGACCTTCATGGTCACACCATCAGCGACAGTGTACGGCGAGCCTGCCGCGTTGATCACAGCGTCGGTGACGGCGTTCTTGTAGACGACGCCGGTCTGGTTGACGATGGTCACAGCGGTGCCGTTGAAGCCAGGCTGAGCAGGAACGACCTTGACTGCCGATCCAGCGACCTTACGGATGACCAGAGCGGACTTGAGCTTGGTGAGGGCACCGGAGCAGCGAGTCTCGATCAGGTACTTGTACTGGTTGTAATCGATGTCGAAGTCGTCGAACATCGAGACGTTTCCGCCCTTGTCCGCGCCGAGGTTGTAGTCCGACGGGTTCACGAGGATGCCGACAATCGACGGCTCGTCCTCCATCACCTCAACCGGGATGATCTCCGAGACACGGAGCTCAGTTGCAACCTCGTCGAGGCTCTTGTAGATGCGGCGACCAACGGTGTCCTTGAGGAGCAGGAACTTCGCGATGTAGAGCTCCGTGGTGTAGAACGTCGGCAGGCCAGTTCCCTTCCATTTTGAACGATGGAGGACACAGGCGTCGATGATCTCCTGAACCGAGGAGTTCGCGTCGTCGATGTTGACATAGATCGTCGGAGCGTACAGCTCGTGATCCTTGGCGATGGGGCGGATGTTCTGCTCGTTGATCTTATCCTCGTTCGAGGGGTCACGACCGTCGCCAATGAGGACGGCGCGGGCCAATTCCTCATCGAGCATGACGCGCATCTCGCTCTTGAGCCAAGCGACCACGTCAAAGTCGGTGATGTCGACCAAATCGTCACGGTCGAGCTTCTGCTTCTTGTAGATGGTCGTCGGGGTGGTGACCCGCTTGGTGAGACCGAAGAACTCTTCACGCTTCATGTGTCCGGTGATGTAACCCTTTGCTCGGGCCTCATCCTCGGTGATGTCTGCGTGAAGGGTCTTGATCCGGCTGAAGGGGCTCTTGTGCGTCTTTCCGAGCAGATTGTTGACCCACTCCATACGACGAGAGAGGAACTCCGGAGTGTTCTCGGGCGCCATTGCGTCCGGGAAGAGGAGATCGATGCTCTCGATACCGTGAGAGAGCGCGTAGCCCTCGACGGCCTCCTTGAGCGAGCCATTCTTAGTTGCTTCGGCGAACATCCCCACCATGTCGCTGTGAGCCAGGGTCACAGAGGGGGTCTTTCCGGTTTCGCTGTCCTTCTCGAAGACGTTGCTGCGAGACATGTCATCACCTTCCTTGGTGTTTGAGTGCTGTACGGAGTTTTCTTCGGTTTCTTTGCCGGTCTCTTCGGTTTCTTCGCCGGTCTCTTCGGTTTCTTCGGTTTCTTCGGTTTCTTCAGTTTCGAGGTTCGAATGAGAGGCTTCGCCAGCCGTAGCTGAGCTAACCGCCTCGCCAACGATGTAGTTCAGAACATCGCGTTGCTTCTCAGTGAAGGTGTCGTAGATGTCCTGGAGCGTCTCTTCTCCGTCGGTGCTGTGCTCAAGATCGTTGTCGAACTCCAAGCCCGTGTAAATCACAGCCTCGTCATCGAGAACTTCCTCTTCACCGTCACTATGTCGAATGGTGACGCTATCGATGAGGGCTCCAGGGTTTGCCCCGGAGAGAACCAAGCTCACTTCGCGAATCACACCATGCATGACTCGCTTCTGTCGCTCAAGAAGCTCATTAGCCCAGATCGACATCATCTTCACATCGCCATGAGCTACGGACGCAGAGGCGGCCTTAGCTTTGTCGGACGAGTTGAAGAAGCCATACCCATAGACACCATCATCTCGATGTTCGAGAATCACATGTCCAAGAACACTCTCGGGATCCGTATGACCGTGCTGCCAAACAAGTGGAACCTGCATGGCATCCTGATGCGCGAACGCATTCGGAAGGATGGTTCGGCCGTCCGAGCACTTTAGGCCCGCCTTAGTGACGTAGCCGCTGAAATCTGCTTCCATTTTGAATACCCTTTCTAATCAGTAAGGCTACCGCCGAGAAGGCGCAGTCCTAGTTGACTCGTCTTTTTTCTCTGCCTGCTTTCGTTGTTCGGCCTGAGCCAAACTTCGAAGATCGTTGTATTTGGACTTCGCCCGCTCTATGCTCTTTCGAGCGGTGTCTTTTGCGTTGTTCATCTCACTGGCGCTCAGAGCCTTGAAGAACTGCGTCTTATCGTTCAGGTCCTTTGCAGCTTTAGTCTTGTTGTTGGCGTACTCAGAATTGACATCCGCAGTCTGTTTCTTAACGTCCCCACGGATAAGGTCTAGCGCCTTCTGTCGCTCTTCTTGTAGTCTAGCCCGTTCGGCCTTAGACGCATTCTCGGGGATCTTTGGTATGGCCTCAATCTTTGCTGCGGCCTCCTCGTTAATCCTCTTCAAACTCGCAGCATGTTTCTCAGCTAGAGTCTTCCCGGATAGCTCTTTCTCCCCAGCAATTCGAGCGAACATCTCGTTGAATTTCTGCTGGATCTTCTTCTGATACACTGAGGCAAGGTAGGTAATCACGGCGACCTCCTTCTTGTGCTGTTCCGCCGCGACCTCAGCTGTCTTCCTGTTGGCGTCTGCCTGAAGCCTATCTCTTTGCGCCTGTTCAGTCTGTGCCTGCTTCTTGGTCGACCCTTTCCCACCGCCAGAGGTTTTACCAGATGTTTTACTTGGCTCGTCTTTGGATGATTTATCTCGGCCTTTAAGTTCACGAGTTCGCATGTAGTATTCGTGAGCTTTAGCTGGATTATAGTCGTCATTCGGAGCGTGTTGTAGACTCTTCTGATAGTCTGCGCCGGAGATGATCAAGCGCCACCGCCAATCTTGTCGATGTCGGAAGACAACCCGTCGAAGACCTCATTCATAACCTGGTCCATGTCTTCGACAGTCAGTCCGCCCTCAGAAGGAGCTCCGTTGGACGTGCTGCCCTGCGGCATGTTGCTGTTGACCAACTGATCGGCCTTTGGATCCGATGATGGCGGAAGACCAATGACACCACGAATCTCATTGGACGACATGATCTCGTTTCGGCTGAACTTGTCTGCGATCTCAGCAATGACCGAGATCGGGGCAAGCTTGAACGAGTCCTTGAAATACATGATTCGTTCGCCATTGGCAGTCCCAATCGGGCCGAGGAACGAGCGTTGCATTGCCTCTGAGGTAGCCCTAATGATTGGTTCGATTGATCGGTTGTAGTAGTTGATCATCGCTGCCTCATCGGCAGTACCGTTCATGATCTCCTCAGTGATGCCAAGTTGTCCGTAGAGCATCTTAGTGAGGTACTCTACCTGGTTGAGAAGATTGTTCTCGGTTGGTCGATTAAGCTGCGTGATCTTCTCGGTGGCATCGGTGTAAGCGATCCCATACTGACTGCCCTTGAGCTGGAACTCAATGTCTTCTCGTCGTGCCTGGGCCTGTTGCTTCCGTGCCTCAGACTTGATCACGTAAGGGAGCTGAATGATCAGGTCAAGCTTGCCAGAACTAGACTGTTCATCGACCGCGTCTAGGAGCGTGAGCTTACGAGTTAGCCTCTGGAGAGTTGAGTTCGGTTCGTTCATCACGGCATAGAGCGGATTCTCTACAACAGCAACGAAACGCTTCTCAAGCAGAATATCCTGCTTCTCACCACGAGCCTCATTATAGAGTCGAACCCTAAGGTGCTTTGGATACCATCCGACAATCTTCCCAACACGGAGCGTGAAAATATCGAACTGCTCACCAGTCTCTGGGTCGATGCTGGCGTCAACTGGGACGATTGCTGCAGCACCCTCATCGAAGAGTGTCATCGCAAGATCCTGGCGAAAGGCGCTAGGTGCTTGATCGGTGTTTGCTTCTAGATTCAGTGCGAGGCTAAGAGATGACTTCTTGTCCTCCTTATAGCGCCCACGTTCATCCAGAAGTGCATGTCGAAGTTCTACGGCAGCAACATCGATACTCATCCTTGTGTAGATCGATGTGATGATTGTCTTTTCGGCGAAATATCCAAACCGAACTCGGTCTGGCCTGGACCCAGTACCAAGCCCAATCGCCGTGCTGTAGCCTGCAGTCTCATCCTTTACGAATGCGTTCCAGGCACCTCGAAGTTTTCGTAGCAGTGCCATCCAATGTCACCTCCTTTTGTGGTTTCGATAGCGGACATTACTCAAATGCCTCCTTGTTCGCTTTGTATGCGATGTAGGCATCCATCATCGCTGAGACGTTGTCGATCTTTTCTTCCGCACGCTTCTTTAGAAGTTTTCGGTTTCCGTTGGTGTCTTCAAGCGTCACAGCATTACCCATAGCAAATGCCATAAGATCCTGGTCAAATATAAGGGCTCGCTGTTCGGCGAGTATCTTGAGCTCTCCGAGTGGGACCGACTCTGTCTTCGCGCCCTGGATGACTTTCTCGATTCCGAACGCTCCATTCTCAGCCTCCCACCTAGTAACAAACTCTTTGGCGTTGTAGGGGTCATACCCAAGACACCGAACATCAAACTCACTTTGTATGATGAAAGCGTCCAGATCGTCATAGACTTCCATCATGT